TGTTCTCTGTATGTAAAGTAACTGTTCTTGTATCTACGTTTACAAAGATTCTAACCGCTAATCTATCTGTTACATTTAAAGCAGCAGTTGCCACAGGAATAGCAAAATAATAAGGACTTAAAGTTGTACCATTAGTTAAATATTCAGGTACACTTTGACTGCTACCTAATAGGGTAAAAGTAGTGCCGTCATATTTATAAAGCTCCGCATAAACATAAGGATTATGCGCATTAGAATTTACACTAAAATAAAACTCACAATTAAAGTTTCCACCTGGCACTTCTAATAAAGCAGGATCATTAGCATCTGTTATGTAACTTGCTATGTATCCATTAGCCGAAATAGTAATATCAGTTCCTGCACCTGCAATTGGGTCTTTGCTTAATTCTCTATAAGCAACACCGCCAATAGTACCTTGACTTACACTTGAATTAAGATAATAAGAAACCGAACTTCCGCCGCCTGTTGATGTTGGGAAATCCGCTAAAGTACCATCCCCTCGTACATATTGAGAAGCATCGCCATCTAAAGCAGTTATTACCCCACTATTAGCCACTACTGGACCTTGTATTGTCCTGATCTTCGCTTCTCCTGATACCTGTAATTGTGAACTCATTTATATATAAATTTTAACTATTATTTTGCAATTATTCTAACAAACTCATCAGCCTCTAAAGCTCTGCCAAAGGTAATAACTCCTGTCGAAGCGTTAAATGTAACATTGTCGCCTGTTGGTACACCTGAAGTTTGTATTGTTCTAACCTCCATACCACCTCTTGTGACTGACAAGCAAACTCCACCTATTGCTGCTGCAAACGTTACAGTAGTTTCGCCACCAGTAGCAGTATATTGATACATAATCACATTTGATGTTTCTATTACGACTCCACCTGGAGTAACTTGAGTACCTGTTAATGTATAAGCACCAGATCCTTGTAGTGACACGCTATATGTTGAAGCTGCCTCTACCCCTGCACTTATGCTAAGTGAGCTTAAATTGGCTGTACCTGTGAATATAGAGTACCCTAGAGTACCACTACCATCCCCATTGTCATTATCTACTTGAAACTTAATTAAGATAGGTTGTCTTGTCAACTGAAGGTTAGCTAAGAATAAGTAAGAATACTCACTTAAAGCAACAAAGCCATCAGCATTTATAGTCCATGAAGCAACGTCATTCTTATATTCTTTAAACCATGCTGAAGATGCCGAAGTAACTTCTACCTGATTTACAGAAACCTCAAAAGAACAGTTTGTAGCTGCTCCAAATGGAATACCTATAGAAATATTGGTAGTTGTTATGCCAGGATTTGTTGATTGTGTGTATAAAGTAATGGCATTAGTAGTTGTACCTAAGTAATTTACTTCTATAATTATTCTATCTGTATTTAACAAAGCTGTTGTAGCAACAGTCATATTAGTATTATATATAATCTTACTAAGAGATGTTAAAGTAGTTTCATCTGAAGTAGCCAATAATGTGGCAGTTGAACCAGCATATTTGTATAACTTATATTGCACTTTAGCACCTGCAAAGGCAGTAGCTATAGAATAATAAGCTGATATAGTCCATGTACCAGCAGTAATCTCAGTAATATTTGGATCACCTGCATCTGTTATAAAAGAAGCTATAACTCCTGCTCCTGTCTTATTAAAGTCAGTAGAAGCACCAACTATACCTGTTGTACTTAATTCTTTACAAGCAAAGCTATTTACAGTTACTCCTTGATTTATAGAACCATTAAAATAGTATTGCTTATTTGTATCGTATTTGTATAGTACTATGTTTGTTCCGTTAATTACTGATGCCATTATTTATTAATTATTTATGTTAGATATGTTTACATTAAAATACCAATAAGGTCCAAGTTGACTTACATCTGTTATATAATTAGGAACTAAAAATAATAAAGATTCGTCGTAATATATTTCAATTAGTTGTACTGAGTTTGTTTCATCTGCATAAGGAGCTAAAGTAAGTCTATTAGCGGTAAATTTCTTACCACTATAACTTAAATTGCCAGTAGTAGAATCAGTAACAGTAAATACTTTATCTAAATATACATACCCATTAGTACCTTTAACAGCTCCTAAGTCAGCCTCAAGAGTTGCAATATTTCTTTGATATATTTTTATATATTGATATGCTAAGTATTGTATTGGTAAAACACCACCCACAAGTAAACTAACACTTAAGAAATTCCAGTTTTTTAAAAATATGCCACTACTATTAAATAATGAACCAAATGTTAAAATTTGTTGACTATAGCTATTAGGATATATTTGTCCATAAGGTTGTTCAAATACTTCTGCTGTAGATTTATCAGTACTTGTACTATTTTGCACAACAGCATATTTAACCTCTGTTTCTGCTTGTACTAACTTAAAGTTTCTTAAAAATGTAGAACCAGCATCGCATCTTATTTTTACATTTATATTTCCCATTAAAAACTGATTCAGAACAAAGTTTGTATAGAATGGTTTTATATTTAGGGTAAATGTATCATAAGCATTTCCTTGAGTTGCAGCAGGAAAAGTAATATAAGTACTTGATGATATCTGCCAATTTCCACTATTATCTAAGTATTTGTTCCCAGCACCAGTATCAAGTAAAGCAATTTGTATTTTTATTGCAGTATTATTTTTATGATCACAACTAAATGTGATTGGTACCCCACCCATATAAGGAGTAAAAACGTATGGTTGTATTATTTGTAGTATTTCTAAATCAGCAATACCAGTACCAGCACTTAAACTAAAATCATTTAACTGTTGTGCAGGGTCATTAATGACAGTTGCGGCTGCTGTACCTGTTAAAGTAGTCCTCCAACCAACTGCTGATATATTAGGAGCAGTTCCTGTTATTGTTTTTAAGTCAGCGTTATGCAAAAGGTTTATAGGACTTTTATATTGACTTCTTACTTCTACGTTAAAAAACCCTTTTCTTAATATTTTAGTTTGTGAGTTATTAATAAAGTGAACATTATTGTTTGCATAAGGTGCAATATTAATAGTGTTATTAAGTACGCCTGATGATGCTACTGTTATTGTAGATGCTCCTATTTCATATCTTGTAAAATATCTAGTTGGTGCAGCAGTTTCCATAGTTGCAGATATATACCAATCCCCATTAGCTTGATACATTCTACAGTTAAAAGTTTTTAGTATATTTTCTAATATAACATAATAACTTTCACCAACAAAATCTCTTCTATATTGATATATCTGACTAAAAGGCTCATTTGCTATGTTAGTATCTCTTTTTTGCATACCATCAGCAAAAAATGAACAAGCTATATTTAAGTATAAATCAGATGGATAACCAAGATATCTTAAAGCGATAGCAATTATATCAAGATGTTGAGCTAATGTATTAATGCTATTGTCTACTACATATTCTTGATCTTGTAAAAAAGATATACCATCTATTGCAATTAAGGATGATTGTGATATACCTGTAGAAAATCCTACTTGAGAATAATCATTAAATAAATATCCTCTCCATATTACATCTGCGCCTTCTTTTAATAAAACATAATATAATCTAGCGTTAGATGATATTACATTTGGATATTGATTATAGTCATCTTCCGTTTCAAGAATAAATGAAAATTCTAACTGTGTTGATATAATTGCTGGATATGGATATTCGTTTGAAGAATTAGGTTGTAAACTTATATATGTAGGTATATATGTTTTTACGCTACCTACATAATCTTCTTGGTATATTTCAATAACTTGATTATTACCATTTTTGAGTATTTGACTTAATGTATATCTTAATCCGTATGCCATTATGCTAAGCTAATATTTTGTCCTTTAAGATTAGATGCCTTTTGTGCTCTATTTGTAGCCAATAATAAATCTTGTCCTCTAAGTACAAATGTACCACCTCCACCTCCACCAATCATTGACTTTAATTTATCTAAAGGTGCAATAACCTCAGGGTTGTTTTGTGCACCTGGATATTCTCCAATAAGACCCATAGTTGGTCCTGATACGATACCACCATCAGCAAAAGCAGTAGCCTTATTGTCGCTAATTTTTGCTTTTAAAGCAGTACCTGCTGCAACTGCTGCAATACCAGCAGCAAGAGCTAAAGGCCAGGTTTTAGGATTTTTAAACAATTCCATAGCTGCACCATTAGTCAATGCAAAAGCGATAAGTGCTTTACCTATTGATGATAAAGCATCTGCTAAAATTGTACCCATTTGAGTAATGTCAAATTTACCACCAGCCATCATATTGCCTATTTGTTCAGCAAAGTTTACTATTATACTAAGGTCTAAACTTGTTAATATTCCATTGATCGTGTTAACTGTTTCTTGCCATGAAATACTATAATCTTTTACTTTATCCTTTGAACCATCTATTGCAGCATCTACTCTTGTTAAAGCGTCATCTATCTTATCAAATTGCTCTGCTGTATATCCTCCTGTTGATGCTAAATCATATAATTTATTTTTATAATCTTCTAATATCTTTATCCTATCTGCGGCAGTCGCATTACCAGATAAATTTGCAATTTTCATTGCAACATCTGATTGTATTTTTAGTGAATCTAATGAATTTTGTAATTGTCTATTATCTATAACTTCAGCCTCTTTAGCAAGTTTTTCTTTTTCAGATAGTTCTTTTTTTAATAAACCATCTTTTAAATTGTAAGTTTGTCTGTATAGCTCAGCTAATGTATTTTGATAAAATGTTTCTTCAATAATACCTTTATCGTACCAAGAAATTAAATCAGACATCGCTTTGCCTAATATTTCAACCTTTTTTATATCATTTCCTTCTGCAAAAGCTAATTGATTGTTTAAATTATCTTTAAATAATCTTTCTTCTTCTTTAAGTGCATCAGCAAAATCTTTTAAATAAGTGCTTTTTACCTCTTGAGGTTGTTCAATATCTAATCCAATTGATTTTTTTGTAGAATCTTCATATATAGCATCTAATCTTGTTAACTCTTTATCAATCAAGTCAACAGTACCTTTAATTACATTTTCCTCTTCTCTAATCCCTTTTATTTGTATATCAATTAAACCTTTTAAATGCTTTGCAGATTCAGTATAACCTAATGCCTTCATTTGGTTAACATACTGTATGGCTTTTTGTATTTTAAAGGTCTTTTGAAGTGCTAATTGATATAATTCTTCTTCTTTAGCAAACTTTTCAGCAGATAATTTATTTATTTTCCCAGCAATAGCAGTAGCTTTTGCTCTTTCAATAATAGCACTTTTTACTCCATCTACTGCATTTTTAACATTACCATTTAAAATTGTTTCTTTATCTAAATTGCCAAAATATGATGGATATTCTTCTTGTAGTTTTTTAACTGCTACGAGTCTTTTTGTCATAGACTCATCTTGATCTTTAGCAATTGAAACTAAAGCATTCATCTTTGATATTTCTTCTCCAGCATTACCCATTGATTGCTTTAAACTTTCAGCATATTCTTTGTTTGCTTCAGTTAACGCATTGGTAGCATTCTTTGTTTTAAAGAAACCTGCATCCCATGCTGTAAATAACGCAATAATTGCTGAAGTTGCTAAATATATTGGACCAGTCATACCCGCAAAACCACCAATTACAGCAGGTAAGTTATTTTGAATACCCCTAAAACCATACGGTAAATCTTGTAAAATTAAAGCAAAGTTTGTCCATTGTTGATTGGATTGCTTAACAGTACTGCCTGCTTTTCCTGCTGCTGCAGTTGCTCCTTTAAATGCCTCAGTAGCTTTGTTAGTATCTTTTGCAGTTTGTTTTATTTTGCCATTAAAAATATCAACATCTCTACCTAATACATTAGATATTGCATTTGAAAGTTCCTTAGCGTGTTTATTAAATTCGGCTAAGTCTAGGTCTATCTTGACTTTTATATTCTGATCAGCCATTTTGCTTTATTGGTTTTACGTTTTCGTATTTTTTAAGCACTTCACTCAACTCATCGTTGGTCATCACTCTTTGCTTCACAAAGTTACGATTATCGCAGTCAAGCGACAAAAGCTCTTCAGGCTTAACTTTCTTACCCTTAGGTAGCTGTATGTTAATTAAAAGACTAGTCTGCCATCTTACTCTTACCCATTCTTGTTCTTCCTTATGACGGTAACCATACCAAACAAAATCTAGTTCAGCCATCGTCATATCCCAAAACAAATGGGGAAGCACTTGGCACTCCCCCATTGTATATCTTTCAATATCAATCCACTCTAATTTTTTTTTACCGCATCTTTATTTGCTTTCTTAGTAGTCTTTTCTTCTATTCCACTATTTAAGCTTTCTGTCAACGCAGCCATTACTTCCTGGAACTTTTTACCTCCTATTCCACCCATGTCATCAATCCAATCACAGATATCTAAATCAGTAAAGCTTGGCGTTATTCCTTCTTTATATAAAGGATATTCTGCTGCTGCTCTTAATAAGTTACATATAGCATCAAGTGATTTATCACCACTTAAAGCATCTCCTATATCAGAAGGACCAATCCCTTGAAGCTGACAGAATCTTTTTAAAGACCATGTACAAAACCTCATAGGTATCTTAGTCCCATCGCTTAGGGATAGTTCGTAATGTCCTCTCATATTATGGTGTTTTTGGTGTTATGGTGTTAAGCTACTGGGTTAATAGCTTGAGTTAATACTCCTGTTCCTGTAAAAGATACAGAATAAGTAGCTGGAGATTCCATATCAGCAGTGATATCTAAACTTTCGATAAAAGCAGAACCATACCAAATTAAATCACCATTAACTGGAGTTGATCCAGAAACTGTAGTAAACTTAACAGTAACCGCTGTTCTGTTATTCCATGCAGTGAAAATATCTCCTACAATATAACTTGCACCTGATGGATCAACCGTTGCAAGACCATCTGTAGTTAAAGACCAAGACTTTAAACCACCAATTTGATCAGCCCATCCACCACTTGATTTAGTTGTTGAATCTGGTAAGTCTGCACTTACTGATAAAGAACATGATGTAGAATGAGCTACTACTTCACTTCCTACTAGAACTACTAGGTTTGTACCGTTAAAAATTCCTGTTGTTGGCATTTTATTTTATTTTAATTTTTTTATAATATTTGAGTTACAAAATGTTCCATTGTTATTACTCTTCTAAAAATATAAGCTTCATCTACATAATCAAATGTAGCTATATTACTTGTCATCTTACGAGTAACTATTTTAAAGTCAGGAGAAGCACTTGGGTAATCTGGCACATTAACGCCTATAATCACTAATAATTCATTAGCATACTGGTCTACCGATTTCTGCCCTACTTCACCTGACTTAAAGGTTCTATACACAACATCAAATTGAATAGTAACGTCAAAGTTATAACTCTGTTTGTCGCTATTTTCTGCTGTTGTTTGGCTGCTTATTAGTAAGAACGGAGGCTCTACAGTATCAGGTGCAATAGTATCGTAAACACCCAAAGAGTAACTTTGAGATGCTAACTTATCTACATAAGCCTTTCTTATAGCATATCCGCAATCTTTCATTAAGCTTCCGTTTCTTCTTTTACTTCCTCAGGATTTTGCTCTTGAGCAAGTTTTGATAAGAACTGGGTTAAAGGTAAACCAAATTTAGTTGGCATCTCTTGAATAAACGCATCTAATTGTTTTACCTGCTCTTCGTTTAGTGTAATTGTCAT